CATCAAGTAGGCAGGAGTATTCTTCGTTACGTCTGACGTTCCCTGCGCTAGCTGTCCCATTGCTTCGCCCAAGTTAGTACCAAACGTAGCAGCATCAGATGCAGCGTCTACAAACGGAGCGTTCGTTTCCGTTATGACGTTGCCTTGATTATCCACTACAGGCGCAGTTTGCATACCGCCCGTATCAACTTGTCCTGTCATTATGTTTGTATTTGCCATAGTTGTCGTTCCTGTAAAGCCTGTAAAGGTATCACTGCTAGTGGGATAAGTGTAAGAGTAAGTAGGTGTATCTGGAATTGCACTGTTACTTAACGGTGCAGAAACTGTAGGTACTGGATTAGGGGTAACAGTTGGAGATACTGAGTTTGGTACAACTGGTTCTTCCGGCGGATTAAAATAGTTAGGGTCAGTTGTGAATGCTTGTGCAGCCATAGATGGATTCCACCTAGCCACCAGTTCATCAGAAGCTATTTCACCTTTTTGCGATCCGACTTTCCAGTAATACGGCACTACTTACTTAACGCCTTATCTAATTTATCTTCTACTCTATGAAGCGCTTCCATAACACGACGCATATCTTCACGCATTTCCGTACGAGTGGCGTAATCTTCTCGCGTACGATTTAGGAGTATGTCAATTCTCTTAATCTCTGAAACGAATGTTCGGAACATCCAAAACGCTGGCACGAAAACCAACGTCAGGATGATGTTCCAAAGTAGCATCATAGAAGCATCCATTGTTAAGCAGCAGCCTCTTCATCTGTGTTTTCAGAAGGGTTTAGCTCTGCATCTTTGGCCTCTACTCTGTTACGTAGAGTAAGCAAAATGTCATTAAGAGCGACGTAGAACATATACGCACGTTCACGCATATCTTTTTGGTCTGGGGCGGTACGTAGAATACTTGTTGAACCCGCGTTCATCAAGTCCTGCATGACAGAGATAAATATCTCGTTATTCAGCAGAGTCTCTGCGTTATTGCCTGCTTGTACTACGGGGCTTTCTTCTACGATTGTTTCTTTTTGTTTTTTTGCCATTGTATTGACCTCAAGTTATGTTAAGTTTACTTACTTATTATAGTAAGTTAGGGCGAAAAAATCAAGCGTTTTCCAATGCTACGACCCGTGCTAGCAGAGCGTCATAATCTGATTGCAGTTGGTCGTGCTTTGTTGAAAGTTCACGCAATGCTTTCCACAAGATTGGGGTCATGTCTCCCATAGTGAAATGCTGGACGTTAAAGCCATGTACATCGTCATCTTCATTATAAGACACACGAGCATCACTGTACTCGTCTGGAAGTTGAGCCGCTACATCCTGAGAAATAAAGCCAAACTCACGCTTATCGAACTTTTCAGTTGCAGCCTCGTAATTAGTTTGGTCAAACGTGTAGCTTTGCACCAGAGTGTCATCAGCCTCTAACTCTTCAGGTGTGTAAACTGCACTGTAATATGCACCTCTGTTGTTCTTATAAAACGCTTTAGGTTCGATTGTATTTACGAAATCCAGACCGATAGACAATGCTTCAATCTGTGTCTTATCACGACTATCAGAAACTGATGAAATAGATGTATCTTGACACTTAAGGTTGGTAATCGCTGTGTTACCTAGTACAAAGTTACTACTTCCTGTAGAGGACGAGCCATTGCCTAAAGCTGTTGCGTTATACCCTGAAACCGTAGCTCCATACCCTACAGCAGTTGAGTATGTACCGCTACCTGTTGATTGTCCACCTATAGCACTAGCGTATGATGTACCTGCCTGTGCGTTGTAGCCTACAGCACATCCATTTGTACCATTCGCATCAGTAAAAGCTCCTAAACTTACGCTTTGAGAGCCTGCCGCACTGGCGACATAGCCAAATGCAGAGCCTGTATTTCCTGCATAACATCTACTAGTAGAATTGAAGCCAGCGCCTACAGCAGTACCACTGTTACCTGCATCAGAATAATAGCCAATAGCAACCCCACCAGTTGAGTTTGTAACCGCTGCGCCAAAGCCTACTGCTACAGTTCCTGTACCCTGCGCGTTGGTACTGCCTCCTAAAGCTACTGCGTTTGAGCCACCTGCAACTGCTGTGCCATTTCCTGCAACATAAGCTGGACCACTACCGCCAGCGTTTGCATCAACGTAAGCCTTCGTGGCTAAGTCCATGTTATTACTTGGTGTGTAGCTAGTGTTGCCTACCCGAATGGAAGTATAGCCAGTAGAATTGCTGGCATCACCAAGCATTAACTGATTGTTTGAAGCTGCGTTTGCATTATATCCAATTGCTGTGCTGTACGTTCCCGCCGAAGTGGCTTGATAGCCTAAAGCCATTGCCACCAGCGCAGCCGTTGAGCTTTCTCCTACAGCAATTGACCGATTCCCTGTAGTTTCAGAGTTGTGGCCTACAGCAACAGTGCCATCCCCGCTTGATTCCGCGCCATGTCCAATAGCAACAGATGCACCACCATCCGCTAGGGTTACATCGTTACTCGCACCAGAGCCAATAGCGACTGCGTTATTACCCGAAGCGTTGGCGTAGTTACCAATAGCCAACGAATAATTAGTTGAACTAGCAGAAGAGTTGCCGCCAAGTGCAAGTGCGCCAGTGCCTGATGCGGTTGCGCTGTTTGTATTCTGTGAAGCAAGGTAGGCTACAGAACCACCACCGCCCCCGGCTGCTTCGAGACTGATAAGACCTGTGCTATTATCGTATGTCAGAACGTAATCATCTTCTGAAGCTGATAAGGTTTGGTCGATATCAAACTTATAGTTTCTAGCAGTAAGCTGTGTAGCAGTGCTGCCACCTAAAACAACTTCGTTAGTCGCTGATGTTGTTGCCCCATACCCAAGCGCAGTTGACCCTTCGTGAGTACTTTGTGCAAATGCGCCTAAAGCTGTTGAATTGTTAGCTGTTGCATCCGAACCCCCGCCTATAGCTATTGGGTATGTAATACTTCCATTTTCCACGCCAGCAACAGCCGCATAGCCCATAGAAATTGCAGCAAGTCCATAAGCCCCTGTTTTAGCAGTTACAGCACTGCTATTGCTGCCTCCAACCGAAATAGCATAGTTTCCTTGCGTTTTGGCATAAGAACCTAGCGCAAGTGACCTGTTACCTTCAGCTAATGATGACCAGCCGACAGCAGTAGAATACTGATTTTCGATATTGGACTGTGAGCCTGTGCCAATAGTCGCTAGTGTGCCTATTGCTGTTGCATAAAGATGGTTTCTTGCATTTGCACCACCGCCAACAGCTAAAGCGTCTGTTCCTGATGCTGTAGCAGATGCTGTGTCTTGCGAAGCCACGTAAGCTAAAGAACCACCGCCTGCTGCCGCTTCCAGACCAATCGTGCCTGCACTGTGGTCGTAGGTAAGTATGTAGTCATCTTGCCCTGAACCTACTGTCTGGTCGCCATCAAATACCAAAGTACCCAAAGTAATGTTACCAGTACCTTTTGGTGTCAGGGTAATTCCTATATTAGTATCGCCACCTGTAGCGCTGAGAACGGGAGCGCCGCCTGTTGCGGCGTTAGCTATTGTGAACTCGTTAACGGCACTGGCTGTCTCGCTAAACTTTAACAATTCTAGCGTACCGTCACCCAAAGAGTTACCGTTTACATCCAGCATACCACCTAATTGCGGAGTGGTATCACCAGATAGGTCTGTTAGATAGCTACTTAGGTCAGGTGGAGTAAAGGTGAGAACCCCGCTAGAATTGTTGTACGACAGCGCGGCTGAACCTGCAGAAGCAGTAGTTACCGATAGGTCGGTCAGCGCAATCTTGTCGTCAGTTACGAACTCAAGAGCAGTAGCGCCAGAGTTGACTTTTACCAGTCTGCTACCTGCGCCAGTAAATGCAGAAGGAGTGTCGGTAAGACCTAAGAAAGTTGTAGCACCCCCGGAAGTAGGAGTTACAGGCTTCCAGTAGCTATTACTGTTGTCCCAAGTAAGCACTTGACCGTCACTAGGAGCAGAGGAAGTAAAGACGTTGCTCAAAGAGTACAGACTGTGATTGGTAATGTCGCTAACTGTACCCGTTACGTTGCCTGTTACGTTACCTGTTACGTTGCCTGTTAAAGCCCCTTCAAGTGTACCTGCTACAAAGGTTTCACTACCAACTGTCCATTTATCGCTGGTTTCATTCCATACCAAAGTCTTATTAGTTTGTGTGCCTCGCTCAATCTCAATGCCTCCATCTTCGGTAGGGCTAGACCCTGCAAAGTTAGAGTTGAGAGTGATAGTGTTATCAGCCAGATTGATGGTTTCGGTATTGACGGTGGTGGTCGTGCCACTAACGGTCAAATTACCCCCGACTGTCACGTTGCCTGTAGTTGTGACTGTAGCCACGCTACCGCCAGATAAACGAGAATCTACACGGGCATCAGTGTAGTACAGGTTTGTAGAACCTTCTGTTAAGTCGTCGGTGTTTTCGATACGGTTGAGAAGGTCACTGTACTGACCGCTTGTCGCAACAGTAGCCAGCCCTGCTTCTGCAGCAGTTTGGTTAGTCCACTTGCTGCTAGCTGAGTCATACACAAGAAACTCGTTGTTAGCAACGGATGTGATGTTAGTATCAGTAATGCTGTCAACGGTTACAGAAGTTACGTAGCTGGTCAAGTCTGGTGGAGTGAAGGTAAACACACCAGTTACGTTATTGTATGCTAGTGAGCCGCTTGCGGAGTTAGCAGCAGTAGTAATAGACAAATCGTCCAATTCAACTTTGACAGACAGGTCTGGCGGGGTAAAGGTAAATACACCTGTCGTATCGCTAAATGTCAAAGAGCCACCACCACTTGCCGTAGCGTTAGTAACCGAAAGGTCAGAGAGAGCAATAACACCGCCTGCAGCAGCAATTGTAAGCTGATTGCCGGGGTCGTTGTATGTAATTGTTATATTGCTGCCTGCTTGGATTAGCGTGTTTACGCGGTCATCTACACGTTCTTCAGTGTAGTACAAGTTAGTGCCGCCCTCGTCTAGATGGTCAGTTGTAGATGAGGTTTCATCTAGCAGCTTGTGCCACGAACCTGCATGGGCAAAGTATCCCTTGCCTGTAGCGTGGACATGAGCAAACATACCATGATAGGAAGAAGCGGAAGGCAAGTCACCTTCTGCGGAATATAAGTTACCAAACAGAACTTTGTTACCATTCATGTCTAGGTCAGAACTAGTAAGAGAAGACTCAGTTAGATAGGTAGAAAGATTAGGCGGGGTAAAGGTAAATACGCCAGTAGCATTATTGTATGCAAGTGAACCACTACCAGAGCCTGTTGCTGTCGTTACACTGAGGTCTGTAAGGGCAGCATAGCCGGATAGGTCGGGGGGAGTGTAGGTAAAAACACCAGATACGTTATTATAAGCAAGCGTACCCGTACCTGATGCACTAGCTTGAGTTACACTTAGGTCAGATAGAGCAATACCCCCACTACCAGCTACAGTAGCAGGTGTCCAATATGAATTGGTGTTGTCCCAAACTAATGCCTGCCCGTTAGTTGGGCTAGAGCTAGAGTTGACGTTTGACAAATCATACAGGCTTTGACCACCGCCAGAAGCTCCACTAAAGTCAACTGTACCGCCAGTAACAGTAATACCCTCCGATACTACTAAACCGCCATCAACTTTGAAATCTTGTTTTGCCATAATCTTTCCTCAGTAATTAAAGTTGTGTAACGTGGAACGTGTATGTTGTTGCCACCGCCGATGCGTTTTGACTTTTCAGTAGCGCTGTTCCACCGTTCGCAGAGCTAAACACCACGTCCAGCGTACCTAGAGTACTTCCTGTAGAACTTACGGTAGCAAAAGTCGTATGGGATACCCCAGAACTTGTAAGTAAGAAGTTTACCTTTTGAACCTCAACGCCAGCAGAGGTCTTTACAGATACGATAACTTCGCCTACCCCTTCGTGTACATCATTCAGTTTCATAAGTGTTCCTACAGTTTCGTAGGAAGATGCGTTAGCATGGGTAAGAGTCCCAGCATCAAAAGACGAAAAGCTGGTGGGGGGACTAACTAGCTGACCGTACGTCCATCCTGAAGCAGTGTCATACTTGATAACATCATTGTTGGAAAGGTTAGACGTAGGTAAGGGCGCATACACAGACCAATCGTAGTCTGACCCTGTAGAGCTTGCAGATGAACCTTCGTAGAAACCTACTACGTTATCGCCTGCTGCAGGGCTGGCATTGAGGCCAACATAATTAGATGATCCTGCTGCACTAAATGTTACTTTTATGCCCTCTACATCTGTAGTTGTGCTACTGTAACTAGAAACAGCAGAATCGTACATCAGAGTAAAATCTAATATTTCAATATCAAAATCGTAGTCAGTAGCATTGCCAGATAAAGTTCCGTTATTGTCTACCTGAGTAGTTAAAACTAACCTCAGACTTTGACCATTACCCCAGCTAATATTATTGCTAAGTGCTGTGTCTAGTGCTGTACCCGACGCAGTAGTAAAGTTGTATGGAATAAAAGAAGCTGTGTTTGAGAGGCTTCCCCCAGAAGGATATATACTTCCTATTGCTACAGGATTTCCGAAACTCTTTGTTTCATACATACGAAATCCCAAAGTAGCAGCAAACCCGCTAGCTAAAGACCTGTTTGTTAGACGGGCTGTAATTGCAAGCTGGCCCCCTGTAGTTAGACTTATGGTAGAACCAGAGTTGTTAGTAAGGTCTATATATCCAGATGTAAGGGCTGATATACTTGATTGAACAGGACTGCCTGCTGTTACTCCGCTACCCCCTGAAGTTACGTTTACTCCTGTTCCAGAATTTCCATCCTTTGATGGCGTTTGAGGAACAAAAAACATAGCCTGATTAGCAGCTATATTGAAGGGAGAAACTGAAGGATTGAATGTTAAGGGAGCAGTTACGCTAGGATTGTATCGACTGTATCTAACAAACGTACGATTGCCACTTGTTGACGGTGTAAATGTAAACGCACCAGTTGAATTGTTGTACGCCAATGCACCGCCACCACTAGCGCTTGCTGTAGTAATGGAAAGGTCAGAAAGTGCTGCTTTGGTTGCTACCTGAGTATCAACGTAATTCTTAGGGGTCAGGTCAAGGTTATCTGATGGGGCGTAGCTAGTATTGCCGACGCGAACAGAAGTAAAACCCCCAGTATTAGGCCGACCTAGCATAAGTTGCTTATTGGCAGTCGCGCTTGCGTATTTACCGATAGATGCTGACTCGCCGTATGATCCGGTACTAGCTCCCAGTCCTAAAGAAATACCTCCCCCAGAAGATGAACCTCCTATGTTAATTCCTGCACCAGAAGTAGAAGGCCCTATACCGATACCGCCAGAACTCTGTGCAGTATCTCCTATAGCTATAGAACCATTACCGTTAGATTCTGCACCTTTACCAATAACAATGGCATTAGTAGTACTGTTGGTATTAGCTCCCGGCCCAATAGCAATGTCGTCTGTTCCACCTGCTGTGGCTGTTCCGTTAGAGTCTATAAAAGGAAATGAAGAAGATATGTTTGTGGTTATTTGACCGTCAACGTAGGATTTAGTTGTTAAGTCCATAACATTCGACGGAACATAGCTGCTGTTACCTACGCGAATAGAGGTAAAGCCGTATGTTGAGCTTCCATCCCCCAACATTAGCTGATTGGTTGCAGATGTATCCGCAGAAAAACCGATAGAAACTGAATAGTCCTCATCTGCGACTGCGGCCCGTCCTATAGCCACTCCGGCTTCGCCCGTAGCTCCCGCGCCATAGCCCACTGCTATTGCATCAATAACGGTGGGATCAGAAGCTTGTAGTCTACCTGCCACAGACTGATGCCCTATTGCAATCGAGCCTCTACCATCCGCAGTACTGCCATAGCCCAAAGCCATAGAGAAATTTCCGCTAGTAGACGGAGCAGTAGTAGAAGCAGTGTTTACGCTGGCCCAATCTACTGAACCACCACCACCACCGCTTACATTAGCAGGGGTAAAGGTAAACACACCAGTAGAGTCGCTGTACGTCAGTGAGCCATTACCACTAGCTGCATTAGAGGTCACAGATACAGCAGCCCTTGCTCTTGCCGTAGTATGATACTGATTACTAGAACCTTCCGCGATAGCGTCTGTGTTTGCTGTAACAAACTCAAGGGCAGTGCCACCACTGTTAACCTTAACCATCTTACCGCCATCACTGGACAAGCTAGACGGCGTATCTGTTAATCCGGCAAAGGTAGACGAACCCCCGCCACCGCCGCCACCAGAATTGGCATCGACATACGCTTTAATTGACTGCTGAGTTGCAAGGGCGGTTGCACTGTTAGAAGCCATGTTGTCTTCGTCAAGTATGTCAGTAACGGTTGTGGTTGCCATCGCAATGCTGTCGATGTGCAGGTCTTTGAAGCGCAGGCTAGACGTACCCAAATCAACGTCGCTGTCTGTTACGGGAACAATAGCGCCATCTTGAAAACGTACCTGTTCAGTAGTCGTACCTGAAACGTCAACAAACACCCCAATTCTATCGTTTGAGGTGTCAATTACAATTTTATTAAGGGGTGCAGCAACGCCAGCGTCACCAATAAGACCAATAACTGGACCTTCAGCAGCCGTACCGTCGTGAGCGTGACCGCTAGTATTGCTGAACACAGAAAGCAGTGCATCAAACTCGTTAGTAAAGTCTGTCGCTGAAATTACGTTTCCAGTTGTAAATGTGGCTTGTCTAGTATAACCTGCCATAAATTATCTCCTTCCGCCCGGAGTAAATTCCAGTTGGTATCCTTTTAGTGAAATGGGGGGTGAGCCAGAAGCGTCGTCGATTTGTACTCCGACTGTAAACCCACTTCCTTCTATGCTTTGTCTAACAAGAGGAATGCCTGTAGAACCAAATGTAGCTGTTCCAAATAGGCTCGTTCCAAAGATTGCTGCACTATTTCCTACAGCTAGGCTGTATGGTTGCGGCTGGGGAGTTTCACCCGAACCAAAATCGTAGCTTAATTTTACAGTAGAGTTTACTGAACCTTCGTTTTCGTAGTTCCATATAATACGCTGCATCATCTTGCGGATGCCTGCATCACCCATTGTATAATGTGGGCCTCTATAGAAAGCTACGATAGACGTACCGTCAAAGTTGTTTCCTGTTTCTTGCTTGTAGATATATCCGTCGTACCCACCATGTAACACAGTTTCCGTACCACTGATAAACCCTGAAGCACAAGCGGAGGGCTTAATACCTACGAGGTCAGCATATTCCCAGCCAACGCCGCCCTGCTCTCCTGCCTTGATAACACCCATGATGCCGTTAGAAGAAGCGACAGCGCCTGCATTAGTAGGAAAGAACAAGCGATACTGACTTTTGCCACGAATAACAAGACTGCTTATCTTGTCTTTTGATATGTTTTCTAGGCGAGGTTGAATCTGCTTTGAAACCGTACCTAGTTCTACGTCACCAATACGATCCGTAGCAGCAATAGTTCTTAGGCCGTCAGGTGCAAGATAAACAATGTCACCTGCAATTTCTTGAATGCTGTTTCCATCAATACATCCAATCTTTCGAGTAACAGGAACTACAGCAAAGTCTGAAAGGCTAGAACCACCTAGCTTGAAAATAGAGTCTTCACAAAAAATAAACAGGTTTTCACGAAATACCTTTAGCCCTGTAACTGTGTCGTCTACCTTAATAGAGCCTGCGCCATTAGAAGGAGAAAAATCTGTTTCATCGAAAGGTGCGCTAAACACAATTTCTTGAGGATTAGACGACATACCCGCAAAGAAAACGTGACTTCTAAAGATAGTAACGAATGAGGGGTTAGCTGGAGCGCCCGATGCGTTGATGTCAGTTACAGAAGTGTTATTATACACTGAGGCATTGTTAGTGCCATCAACAAAGATAACCTTATCTGTACCGTCAAAGTTAAAGTTCTCAAAGTTGTAGCGGCCTGCATTTGTTCTGCCACTGTCGATGCTTGTCCACGAACCTGCGTTAGAACCTTTGTAGACACTAGTTCCTCTTGCAGCTATAACAGAATTGCTATAAATGTGTATGCCTAATATTGTTTCACCAGAAGATGCAGTTTGGGGAACAATGTTACTATTAAACTTTGCAGTGCCTCTAATACGACGATAGCCACCGTTGATATCAGGCTCAAAGTTTTGAAGGCCGATAGCAGAGCCGGGTGGCTGAGAAAACGTATCTTTGTCGAGTACTAACCCGCCGCCTAGACGAACGACAAGAGGGCTAATAACGGAAGTATCAGGCATACTATACTGCTCTCAAATAATCTTTTTTGTTTATGAGTTCTACTCGCATACGACCAACACCCTCTAGGTACTCCCTTAACGCAAACTGTGAGAACTGTGCGTCAGAACGAAGCATGTGGGCGTAGTACCTAGCTCTATTTACAATAACGTCGTGAAATCTTTCAGGTACAGTTGGGTTGTCGGTATCCGCAGACATATCAGAAGTAGTCTTATAGTAATAGTAATTTAGAGTATAGGTAGCAACGTCGGGTATAGGAGACAATCCAATCTTCTGGTCAGGTGTTTCATATACAAATTGAGGCAATCCTCTCGAATCGCCTGATGGGTTACTGTCAAATGCGTTGTAGCTATCTACGTACTCATCGTACGAAAGATACTGTAAAGTGCGTTGTGCAGTGCTAGCTGTTTCCCTAACCTTAAAACTATCGTAGTCTAGAGTCTTAGCATCAGACTCCCTGCTATACTCGCCAGTTCCAGCGACGCTAGTAAAGGATTGAGATACAACGGTGAAAGGCCACTCTACCTCAGAGTTAATAATGTCACGCTGCGCCTTGTTAACAAAGTCAGCTACGCTAGCCTGTATCCCCGTCGCACCAGATACAGTAGTAATCTGTACTTCGTTTATCTCTTTTAGCACAGCGTTAATCAGTTCTTTGTAATTCATTAGCTTACTCTTCTATGACGACGTACTTTTTTAGCGATTTTTTTGGGTTGCTTGGAGACTTGCTTACCAGCTTTAGTTGCTTTGCGCTTAGCACGGGTTGTCGCTGCGTACTCTTTCGCTGATAAGGACTTGATGGCCTTTGCAGGTAGATATCTTTCCCCGGTAGCTTTTGAACCCTGTGTCGACGGTTTACCACTTTTGGTGCGCCACTTCTGCTTAGTCCATGCCTTCAAAGAGCGTTGGCTCTTCTTCAATGCCATAATCTAATTCCTCTGTTAAATCAACAATTGCAGCTAGCTTTTCTTGAGCCGCCGCATATTTTGAAAGTGCAATATCCATCTCTTGAAGTAAATTCGGATGCTCACCCACCGCAACAGGATTATTAAAGTAATTGCTGAATACATACTTTGCATCTGAACACTCTGCCTTATACTTGTGAATTAAAGCTTCTACAGCTAGTTTTTTCATAAATGTCAACCCTTAAATACTCTATTTTACACTAAAATAGCGCAAATGTCAATACACCTATTAAGAATACTGTAATTAGAAGTACTAAACAGCCGACAGTTCCCCAATACATTATGTTTTCTACTTGCTGTTGTCTTTGTCTTTTTTCTTCTAGTTTCTTTTTGCGAAGCTGGGCCTGAATACGTATAATGTCATTCCATCCGTTCAGTCCGTAGTTACCTATAATAAAGTTACGTAACTCGTCTTCCATTTTTTCAGCTTGTTTCTTAGCTGCAAATGTTTCTAAAGCTTCCTCTTCTACACTTCCAAATCTACGGCTTTTTGCTTTGTTGTGACTTTCTTTAACATCGTTGATGGCATTCATCCAGCGTCCGATGTCCCCCGCCATCGACTCTACATCCTTGCCTATTTGAAAGCCTTTTTTTATAGTTTCGTAAGCGACTTTAGCGGCGGCGATTGCACTAATTGGGTCTATCACTTTTTACTCCACTATTCTTACGATGTAATTACTACCGTCTGGTCCTTTACTAATTTCAACTGTTTTAGACTCACAAGAGTACCTTACTGTGCCTGTGTCCTTATACAAGTTTCTTTCAATGGTGCGTTTAGCTTTCAAACACTTAGATAGCTTTTCAAAAGCAGTATGCTCTGCTATGTGACCAGAAAGGTACAGTATCAGGGTTATAGTCTCAGTCACCATCTTTTCCGTTTCTCATTATTTCTAGTCTAGCTTCTATTGCACTAATACGCTTCTCATAAAATTCTAATGTTAGTTTTTGCTGCTGGTCGTGAGGTGCGCGGCCCTCGTCTATCTGTGATGTTAATTCGTCTAGCTGATCTGAAAGATGCTCGATTAGCATAAACTGCTCAGAATCTGCAGGTAAGCTGCCCATCTCTCCACGAGGCCACTTGATGCGAAACTCAGTGTTCTGATGTAAATTAGACTCCATCATTGTGATGTTAGTCTCTATTGTATTAAGCCGTTCTATTATGCCAAAGTAGGCCCAAGTAGCGAGAGATGCTGCCGCAACCATGCTGATGATGTTACGAAGGGGTAGCGCAACTTCCGTGTTTTCGCTTAGTTTTGCAGCCATTAGTTTCTATAGCCGCCCCCCGCTTTTTTATAAGCAGCCGCTAGCATTTGGGCTTTTCTCGCCGACCACTGACCCGGCTTTCCACCTTTTCCGCCAGCTTTAATACGATTAAAAAGACGTTTTCTCATTGCAGGCTGGGTATAGTTACCCGCCTCATTGACGCGACTTTTGCTTTTCTTAGCGGGTTTAGAGGGTGCTTTACGTGCCATTAAGCGCTCCTTTTATTTTTTTTGTTTTTCTTCGGAAGACTGGGCATCTCTTGGTGGTTGATATCGTAATGTCATAGTATCAATACCCCTGTTTTCATAGCGTCAGACAAACGAACCGAACGCTGACCTACTTGTGTTGCCCACCTCGAATCAAGCATCTCTAAAGCTGCCCGAACGTAGTCTCCGTCGTGTATTCCAGCCCACATATTTTTGAACTTTCGTAGTCTAGGTATACCCATATTGAAGGCCATATCAAGTACCACGCGAATACGCACATCATCAAGACGGTCAATACATGGGTGAGCATCTAGTAATTCTTTCTCTACTATATCTATATCGTTGGACAGAAGGAAACGAGCATTAGCCTCAGTAATTCCTATATCATATATTTCAGGGCGAAGCTTGTTCATAAAAGATAACTCACCGTCGGTTATACCTCTATCTTGTAAGTTTCTACCGTCCCCAATCGTATCTATTCCTAGATGGTCTTGATAGACCTTAAGTTCCATGCCTGCGTGTAAAATTAGCTGGTCAATTAGTGCCTGTCTGTCGTAATTCATGTG